CACGTCCCTAGAGACGACGGGCCAGGCGCGGACCACCCCGACCACAGAGGTGACCGGAGGGGAGAGGACTACGCTGCGGAACCACTTCCGCTTCAACAAGTACCGAACCCAACGGGAGGGGACACTGCTGAGGCACACACCGTATTTCACAATACGATGGCGTTGAGACACGATGACGCGCCACAGGCCCTCAGAAGACAGTGTCCCCAACTGGGATATAATACTAGAAAGGACGCAAGCCGGTTGTTGTTGGTCAAGAAAGCAGGAGAGGACAGGTTTTCGGAGCAAACGACGTTTCCGCGTCGAATAACTCCTAGAGTTCAGCTCAACGAACTCCAAACTGACACCTGTCTTCTCCCTATTCACGACCAATCCGAAGTAAGAGGTAACGGACTCCCAGTCACGGAAAAACTGTTTGTCCCCACAGAAGGCGACGTCATCCCCGTTGATGACGCACTTCCGATAACCGCCCCTCTTACGTTCCCTCTTCCGACGGATAGAGCAAGAGATGTCAAAACACGCCTTGTTGAGCAAACAAAGGACAGGAAAAGACATCAAATTGCCCATCATGGAGCCTCTACGGATAGGATGACACCTACCGCGCCGAGAGACCCAATGAAGACCGTCGGGATCAAACGACCCTAACAAGAACTCGCGCTCCTCCCCCGTGAGGTGGCGAGACTCTGCAAGGACGGAAACGATAGTACTGACGGCAGGAAGGAAGATATTGTTGGTAGCGGCCTCGTAGTCGCCGCTAATAAACTCCTCACCGTCACGCAAATCGTCCAGCACCGGGCGCAGGTGCTGCTTCGTCAAGTCACCACGCACCAACCACTTCCTCCTGGAGAGAAAGTCGTAAAGCGCGTCGTGAACAGGACGAAGACCGTTCTTCACTCTAGCCGATTGCATCGTGACGACACGAAACTTGCCCTTGGTTTTGGCCACGCCAACACGTAGACCAAAGGTATCGTCAGACCACTCGGAAGGTAGAGTTCCCAGAGTCCCCCCCTCTCCCCTACCCGTCTCCAAGCAACCGTTCTGGTCTGGAACCACGCAACGGCGGGCACGGGCAAGGCCCTTCCCCCACTCAGTGCCAACGATCTTCCGGACTCGTTGGGCCAGCTCACTGAGCGGAACTGAACTCCAGCTGGTAGGAGCCGAGCAATCGGACGGAGGAGTGGCAGCAACAAAAGACTGCCAAGAGCTCCGCGCCCGAGAGATCGCCTCCTCATCACAGGGTGAGCAAGGCATGTCGAAGAGTCTGTCACAACTCTTCCACGCTTGAACAGCAGACCTACGAGAGGTCTCCTTACCCTCAAACCGCGACAAGGCGGCCAGCTTCCTCTGGTCGAACTCTGCCCTCAAAGAGAGACAGTTAGCACCCTTAAAGGTGACACGGCGTTGGCCCATCCAAGGATGGAACTCCAACTCGACCGTTCTAACTGCCTCGATAAGAGCAGATCGGACCGACCCAGATGCTGAGCATCGGGCACCGGTTCCACGGCGGTTTGGCATAGACCAAGACGACCGAGGCAACGCGCAGGCGCGTTGAAGGGTCC